TGATATCTTCGTATGACCCCCATCTTATAAAGTGATTACTTGTACCATCATTATACTTAATAAAGAAATCACCGCTCTTATCCTTCAGATATAAAGAAAGGAAGTCCGCATTAATAGTGTAACCAGTCTGGTCCGCAACTGTTGTTATTGATTGAGTAGATGTTAATGCATTAGTCTTTCTTGCTATCTCTAATGCACCTTCATTTATATAATCATATACGGTCTTCTCATCAAGAAAACTCCCATCCGTCTCTTCATCCAGGGCTAACTGTACCCTGTACTTCATCTCTCTTCCGTCCATATTTATTCCCCATGTATTACTTTGCCGTTTTCTATGTTAACAGGAACAACCGTTGAGTTCCTTTTAGAACGCCCTCTGTCACTTCTTAACATCTCTGCATTTGGATTCGGGGCTGTGTCGCCAAGTAAGGATGACATATTCTTCCACATCGCCTCTCCTTTACTTCTTGATACCATCCCTCTCGCATCCACTTCTATACCCATTCTCCTGGCCTCTTCTTTGTCCACCCGTATACATGGCTCACTCATTCTACGTGCCTCTTCGTGCGGGTCTGCCAGTCCTTTTTCCATTTCTAATCTGGTAAATTGTGCCCTGTTTATTTCACCAGCCAATTCATCTCTCTTTAAAATAAGACTATCTTTCTGCCGTCCAGTAAGCTTTGGCTTGGAATCCTTAATCTCATCAAGTCTTTTCTTTTTCTGTTCGTAATCTGCTTTTTGATATGGTATTTCTTCAATAGGAATCTGTTTATTATCTAACATATTTCCCAGTTTATTCACATCACTTTCCAGTATATCAATGTTTCTGGGTAATGACCATGCTGGTATAGAACTCCCCTTGTCAAAATCAGCAAAATATGTATAATCATTATCTTTTACATTTCCAGCAGGAGCACCATTAATCTGTTTCTCTGCTTCTTCAATAATCGCTTTACACTCTTTCAACTCTTTAAGTTCGTTCTTATCAACAGATACTGTTTTTTCTTTCCTCTTTTTAATCTTTGCCTTTGGCATTTTATTTCTCCATAAATAATAGTAGCGGATGAGTGGGAGCAGGACAACCCTGCCCCCAGTTTCCGTTAGAATTAAACTTTATACGTTATGATGGAAATAACTTCTCCAATCAATGAAACCTCCAGCGTGTCGTTCATATACACTTGTCATTAATGCAAATGTATCAAAGTCCACTGTGTTGTTGGTTTCAGCATCAGCACGTTGTATCCACTTGAAGTTATCCTTCATTGTGGACATATCCAACATACCCCAGCTTGTCGTACTGTAATCGCTCAATCGCAGCCAGTTAATAATCTGGTATAAACCATACTGCATATTAACATTGTTATTCTCGCTGTCGAGCTCAAACCTTGTCTTAACTAATTCCTGTGCCTTAAAGTTCAAGTCATCAGGAATCAACAGGCAGTAATTATCTCCAGTATCAATTCTCTCACCGTTAGCCTGTTTAAACTTCCTCATAAGGATTCTTGTTGCTGCTACTGAAGTCGCACTAAACGCAGTAGTACCAAGGTTATCAAAGCCACTTGAAGTGCTAACACCCTGAACCTTTGTCGTGTGACTGTTACTTGCAAGAGCAACTCCTTCTTCCTGACTAGGCATGAAATCAAATGCTGTAGATGTAGCATTACCAAAAATAGCTACAGCATTCTTATCCCTAACCCTGTAAGCAGAATTAATCAACTGCTTTGCAAGATTAGTAAGGATGTCATACTTTAAGTCATCAAACAACTTCCTACTTGCAACTGTTTTAGCTGCATACTCTTTAGATTCAATCTTAGTAGAGTAACCTGGAGTGATCCCCAATGTGGTTAACCTACCATTGAAACTAGGTATGTCGCCAAGGGCAGATATAGATGTCCATTCTTCCCACGCTCTCGTAGAATCAGTAATAACATCGAATATCTGTTCCTTTTTACTGTTTAAATCATTATACTTCCTTGCGTCATCTTCAACTTCACGCAAGTCCTCCTGCAACATTTTCACAAATGCAGGACTCGTTAATGGATTCGCCATCTTATGTCTCCTATCTAATCAATGTTAAAATCAATCTACACCACCAAAGTGTCTTGGTATAAATCTAAATACAGCGTGTTCCTTGCCAGCAGCCCTGAGATCAAGATGCTCAACTATAATACCCCATCCATCAGTGGCACATGCATCATCATTCTCAATATAAATAGCTTCTGTGCCAGTCTGCATTGCACAGTGGCCTGGAGTCACATTGACCCTTGCAAACGTATCACCAACCGCAATATCATGCGGAAATGAATGGTCAAAAGTAACAGCTGTTGTGCTAGTATCATCAGACACTCTATACAACCCAGCATTCGCACCTGTACGACAATAAGAAGTACAGTTATTAGCTATACCTGTCATATCAGAAACATTTGCTGTGTAACCTAAACCAGTAGTAGAGCCAGTAGTTACGGTCTGTAAGTTAAGAGCACTGCCATATGAACCACTATAAATAGGAGCTTTAATCCTAGTAGTGTTGTCTATCAATGCAACCTCAACCAATGGTTGTTTGTCGCCCTTACTCCACATGCCTTCCTGACCAAAATACTTTCTGGCGTTTTGTGTTGACTGTGTGTCACTGTTATCAGTTAATCCTGACATAGATATAGTCTTGTAAGTAGAATCATAAGTTTGGTCTATATCATTAACACCAACAACAATACCAGCCAATACAACATTACCAGTGGTATCAAAGGCACCACTAGCCTGACCAGCATTTTCCACGCCACCATCTTCGCTCCATTTTACTAGCTGTCCAACATATACAGTATCCGCATTTCCTGAAATAGGAAACCACGAACACTGTTCGTCTTTTAAATCTACAACTTCCATGAGTTCTTCTCCCTAAACAAATGTTAAATTAATAATCACCTCGCCAGTTAAAACTGCCACATAAAGGGCAGCCTCCACGTACTGACACCGTGTGGTAATGAACGGGCTCAACAGGATTACCACTCGAATCAGACCTCATAATGGGTGTTTTTTGCTTAAGAGTTATACCGCCAAGCATCAGACTGGCTGCTGGTAGACCTCCCCCTCTATACTCACTCGGACTATCCGAACCATTTACTCCAGGTTCTGGATATATCTTGAGGGTTGTCCCTATCACTTCCCAGGTAGTATCTGATGTATCAGTCCATGCACCATCAGAGCTATCACTGAACATAGTTCCAGGTCCTGCCAGAGCTTCTCTGGCCTGCTGTGTCTGTGTTGTTTCTACGGCAAAGTCTTGCAATACGACCCCATTAGGTGTTGATTCATCTCCTAACGTGTCCCTCTTGTCATTACATGTGAAACCACAATTAAAGCAGTGATAGTAGCGACCATTCCCCTGTTTCGTTTCATCTACGATAGGGAGTGTACGGCTATCTCTTGGTCGTCTAGGTTTTCGTGCTCTTGGTTGTCGTCTCGATACTCTCATAACTTCATAGTCCCTGACATTGGCGACTTGTTAGCCATCGCCTTCTTAACAAAATTCTCGTCTTTTTTCCTACGCTTCATGTATGCCTGAACGTGTTCGTCATTCAGCGCAGCCGCTATATCAGGTTCGCTGGCAGTCTTACTGGACATAGCAGTAGAGCCGCCAACTGCACCACCTGCTTTCTCACCCCTGAAGGCTGTTGCAGGATTTTGAGTTTGTCTATACATATTCTTGTAATAGTTCCTTTCTGCTATTTCGTAGTTTCTTTGTGCATCAAGTTTTCCATTTTCCGAATAACCAGGAAGCCCTTCCATTGACTTTAAAATAGATTCATATGTTTCCTGATCTTCTTCTATCCCCATACCACGAACAGCCTTAGAGTAATCTTCTATATACCTTTGTCTCTTATTTTCCCTTTCTTCATCCATCTTCCTTACCTTGGACTCTACCATCTTTTCCATACGCTTACCATCATCATCATCATATGAATAATTTTCAAGACCAAAATTAAGTTCATCCTCGCTTCCTGTAGAAGAAGGTTGGCTTTTAAGTTCAGATATCTTATCCAGTAAGGTATTATATCTGTCCTCATTATCCTCCTTATATGCTTTAAACTCTCTCCCAAGTCTACTGTTTCCGTCACGGAGGTTTTTGTTTTCTTCTTCCAGTCTAGCTGAATCTGTAACCTCTTCACTAGATTCCGTTACTGGTTCGTTGACTTCTTCCTCTGTACTGTCAAGTCCATTAAGTTCGTCCATTTTCCTCTCCTTTAAATAAAATTAACCTATTGCTTTCTTATTCTTCCTATCCTGTAACCTCTGCATCTTATCCACGCCCTTACCATGCACCTCTATTATCTTGTTCCACCTGTTACCTATGTACTTACATGCATCAAATATAGCCTTATCTCTCTCGTTAGCCTCGTCCTTGTATATCAATTCAAACTTCTGGTCTAACAATAATACAAGATCATTAAACAGAGCCTTCCCTACTTCCGTATTAAGGGCCGCCATAAACTCTGTTGTCTTCTCAAGGTTTCTGAGTGTAGTTGCTTCTATTTGATCCTCAACCGTTACCTTGCTGTATACGTTATTAAGCACCCATTCCCTCCGTTAATTGAGCTTCCTGCATAGTTTGTTCTACACCTGACTGATTAGTGGGAGGTATTCCACCTCCACCTTGCGGCTGTTGTCCACCACCACCCATACTTTCCATAGGGGGCGGTGCCTGTGTATTAGCAAAGAACTTATTACGGAACCCTTCATATTCCTTGCCCATCAGGGAAGCAACTTCTCCCAGTATATAATCAACAGCATCCCTTCTCTCAGGATCATTCGCTATATAACCCAATATAGAAATCCAGTTCTGTACCTTTGCCTGTCTTGATGCATCATCGTTAAGGGAAGCAGATAATGGTTTATATGTAAAGTCAATATAGGGGTTAAAGAAAACTACGTTTTGTTGCCCAAGCATCTCTACAGCTGTCTGCTCTTTCATGTGTTGTGCCGCCATCTGTGTTATAAACCAATACAAATCACTAAGGCCTGTGTTTTCCATTGTTAATGTCCTGTAATTAGACCTTGTATCGCTACGCTGCATCTGGTTAGCTGTTGCAGTAGCTGTAGTGGTGGGAGCCGCCAGCTTACTCTGCGTTTCTGCCGATATACCAGATGCCTGTTGCATGGCACTTTTATACATAACAATCTGTTGTAAGGCACCATTAACATCACCACCTATCTGTACCTCCTGTAATACGTTACCGCTTTCTGTCTGCCAGAACGCCCCAGGTTTCCACTCCAGTGATTCATTATCTGTTATATCATGTTGGTTACCCTGCATAATAGGTATAGTATGTAACTTGGTTCTATCGTTTTCCATATTAAGTGTATCGTTAATACCCACCTGAAGTTCCTTTAAACACTTACCATCTCCCATGCCATCATCTTTTGCTGGATGAACATAACAAAGTGCCCTTGATATAGGCCTGTAAGGATTACCCCTTGCATCTATACAACGGGTTGGATTATATCCTATTAAAACCTTATTATGGTCACTTATAGCAAATGTAATTACCATCTCATGTAGTTCTGCCTTATCCCTCTTCTTTCCCCTGTTGTCAATACCACATGTTACCTTTGTAGGATTACCGTCAGGATCTCTCTCTTTTACTATAACCCAATGTTTCCCAAGCCTCTGAATTACAGTCCAGTTTTTTAATGGTGTAGTAGGTGCATCCAGCTTGTTATCTAAACCATGATGTGTAGTCTTATCACCTTTAGCTCCCGCTTTAGGTGGTGTGTTTACCTCTTTAAGCTTATCAAGATTAAAATATTCCATTGTATCTGCATTAGCCTTGAGCTCATCAGCCGTGGCATTAAACCTTAATATAACCCACTTCTTTTCCTGTAAACTATAAGTATAAGATGGGTCTGTAAATACGTCTCTTGGGTCAACCACGTCAAAGTTAAAACAGTCTCTTAGTATAATCTCCTCAATAACATCTTCCTCTCTTGTTCTCTCTATTGGATTACCTTCTGGATCACTACCGACCCTTTCCTGCACCATTTGTGTCCCCGTCTTTTCATTCCTTGTTTCCTGTTCCCACCAACACCTGAAATATGTAACACCGCAAATATTCTTCATATTAACAGCTCTCATATATTTCTGATAGAAGTATAAGTCTCGCCTGTTAAGTGTTTTATTTATTAAATCTTTACTTACCTTTGCAGAACGAATACTCATTTCATCTTCACTGCCAACATACACCTCCACAAAGTCATGCGTCCTGAAGTATAATCCAGCTTCTATAGCAGATTGTGTAAGCATCTGTGCTAAAAACTCAGGCATATATATGTCAGACATCCAATCATAATTCTTTTCCGTTCGCTCACAGTCAAACATGTCAAGATAGTCCAGATAATCCGCATCTGGAATATTATTGTTACTTTGCCCGACTACATATTCGCCATCTATAATTAGATTAGCAAGGGCTTTGGTTTCTTCTTCACTATATTGTGCCATATAATTTTTCCTTATCTTTTTGTCTGGTAATACCTCTTGTGTATATAATCTCTAGGTTTCTTTGTAAGTTGTTTTCTTGGAGAAAACCTGACATCCTTCATTAAAAACTCAAGAGCCGTACAAAAATGACTCCATTTAACTGTAGGTTTTCCTTTCTCAAGCCTCCATTGCTTTAACGAATCTGCCGCAAGGGGACAATCATTTAATACCCATAAAGTAGGAAGTCTCTTCTCCAGCCCGCTCTGATGTATCTTGTTATTAAAAGGCTTCTCGCATAAAGTGGCATTTGCAAGCCTTCTCCTTATCTCATCCCTGCCTCTTAAATTATGATCTGTCTTTGATACAGTAGATTTTGTATTAGCACTTTCCCACCATCCACCAGTACACTCTTCGTTCTTCTTCATTTGGTTGAAATAGTGGTTCATATCATCCACCACGCTTCTCGTTGTATTTGACTGCTTTATACTGGCCAGTGGGTCTATAAGGTTCATCCCGAACTTCCTGGTAGGACCACTTACATCAGCTATCATCTTACATATAGATAGTGTATTATCCCTCTCTGGATCAGGGTTTAACTCTGCATACACAAACGCCTCATCATACGGAGATAAATACACAAATATAATAGCAAGCTTTGTAGTTGGATGCCAGTCTTCTGACCTGAAAAACGTACCAGTCTTAGGTATACCATCTGGAAAAACATCACTCCCTTTTCTTATATGTATCCTTGGAACAAACTGTTTATATATCTTACCTGTAACAGCAGCAAATATACCATACCTACGCATATCAACCAACTGCCTGTCATCAAATCCTGCATATTTCCTATCTATAATCTCTTTTGTGAGTAGTGGGTTATCATCAGTTGCCATCTGAATAACCGCTATAGACTCCTTACTATTAGTAAATTCTATCTCAGGAAACTTGGTTTTATGTTCACGGAGATAATACTCCCTTATAGCGTTACTTTTATAATAAACTTTAGCACGTTCGTATATACGGTCAAAATAATACCCAATAGCATTATCTTCTGTAGGCGTATATGATATACATGTATCACCATCTTCTATCAACAGACGGGCTGGTTGTTCATCATAAAACGGTTCTGGTGCTAACTCGTCAAGCCATAGTGCTGTTCTCTTATGACCAGCAACAGACTGTGTAGATTGATTGTAAGATACATATTCAATCGTTATATCATCCCCACCATAAGGATCTCTTATTATCTGTACCTGTCTTCGTGCTGTAATATCTTTCTTTAAAAGGAAAGATGGTAGCCATCTGGTAAACTCTGGATATTGTGTGTTCTTTGTTTCACTGGACCTTTCACTACTATCTTCATTAGATTTAGATTTCTCCACAGGGAGGTTCTGTGATGCAAACCTATATATCTTATGAATCCTTTCGTGCTTGTGTATCTCTGTATTACAGTGAGGACATGGCTTACCTTCCAGGTTACTGAAATATTCCTTTGGTGAGAAGTAGTGTCCCCTCTCAACCCCTTCGACATCCATGTTCTTCTTCAGCTTATCCTCGTATATACTGGCAGAATCACACTTAAAATATACCATATTCTTTCTAGGCACAGGATGCCAGCCAAGTATTCTCAGTACGAAGTTATATGCAATAACAGCCGTACCGCCTGCCTGGTTCCCCTTGTTTACAAATATCATATCATAGTCAGCATTAAAGAAAGCATCTGAATGTTTTGTGTGCTGGTATGCATATAAATTAGCAAAATCATTAGCCTCTTTCTTCTGCTTATTAGTAAGTTCTAATGCCGTCATAGTATAGGTTCTACAACAAAGGATAATTTAATTGTGTCGTCTGCATGAAAAGTGGTTGCGCTTCTGTTTACCAATCCAACATGTAATTCACCTGTACCGTCTGCATCTTCGTAATATATTGGCGATTTAAAGCTATTCTCGCTTTCATAGTAATACTGACCAGAGCCAGCAATCTGTCTTGCATCTGAATTTGAAAACAGAACAGATGATATATATCCATCTGTATCCAGGTCTGTATTTGAATATCCATCTGTATTCCAGAATACAACCTCAAGATCTAAAGCAGCACCCGTATTCGTAAAATCAGCCTGAACTGCTATACTGTTTATCTTCAACTTGTTAATATTCACTGTTGAATAGTCAGATGGAAAACTAAGAGATTCGTTCTCTATAGCATTCTGAGCTAGTGCTGCAGTGAAATTAGTATCCTTATCACTGGAAATTGTTTCTATTGAATAATGTACTGACATTACTTCCCTCCTTTAATTACATTTTTGTTCTGGTTTATAGGCCAGGGATCTTAATTCGTCTAACATTTCCCTATACCTCTTTGTAAACTCGTCACTATCGTCATTAATATCTACTTTAAATAATTGCCAACACTGGTTTCCGTCACTATACATCTGGCCTATTATAATACTAACATCTTCAGTTCCCTTTATAACAAACAGCATCATCTCGTCTCTATGACAGACTACCGCATGGTTAACCTCCCTATTGATATAGTGTGTATAACTGCCAGTATGGAAAACCTCAATCCAGCTCATGTCTACACCAGCCCGATCAATACATTCTTTATCGGTCTTACCCTGATATATAGGAGCTTTATCAATTTGACTTCCGTAGGTATTGTTAAAGTAACTCATAACACCAAAAGTAATACCTACGATAGTTGCAATAACAATCATACCCTTGATTATATCACCAAACTCTATTACCCTTTTTTT